AACAGATTGCACCAATGCTAAACGACATGGGTGTTCTAACAAAAGCAGATGGAATGGCTCTATCTCTTTTGTGTGAAACTTTTGCTCATTGGAGAAGGGCACAGGATTTGCTAACTAAACACGGAGATGTTTACCCGATTAAAGATGAAGCAGGAAAGGTAAAGTATTTGCAACAGACTCCGTATGTTTCAATCACAAGGAACTTTGGCAAGGCGTTAAAGGAGATGTTATGCGAATTTGGTTTGACGCCTTCTGCTAGGTCACGAATTGAAACGACAGGTGATAAGCAAACAGTTAAGGCAGACGAACGAATTTCATACTTGACTGGATGAGCGAGAATGAAAAAGAAGTTGATCTTCAGTTACCCGAATACAATCCATACGATGATGCAGATGGATTCGCTTTTCATACTGAACCTGCTTCGAGGGCGGTAAACTTTTTCAGTTTATTCCTTCGCCACCATAAAGGAAAATGGGCAGGCGATAGATTCATACTAAGCGATTGGCAGACATCGGTAGTTGCCAATATGTTTGGTTGGCTTAGTGAGGAAGATGAAAGACGGAGATACCGTTCATCCTTAATCGAGTTGCCACGCAAGACAGGCAAGAGTCATTTGTGTGCAGGGTTAGCATTGTATTCGCTTGTTGCTGATAAAGAAGAAGGTGCAGAAGTTTATACCGCAGCTGCAGACCGTGACCAAGCAAGCATTGTGTTTGGTATTGCAAAGAAGTTCGTTGAGATGGACGAGTATCTTTCGAGGCATTGCAAGGTATATCGAAACGCAATCGTTGTTCCAAGTACAGGTTCAACAATGAAAGCACTCTCGTCAGATTCTCGGACTGCTCACGGGTTAAACGCAAGCACAGTTATCTGCGATGAACTCCATGTTTGGACGAAGCCCGATGCAAGGGACTTGTACGAAGCATTGGTTACAAGTCAAGGTGCGAGGCATCAACCGCTAAACATATCCATCACAACAGCAGGAACAGCAGAACCAACACTATGGCTTGACTTGCACAAGTACGCTGAAGGAATAATGGAAGGCAACTTAAAAGACCAAACATTCTTACCCGCAATATGGTCTGCGAAAAAGGATGAGCCGTGGGATGACCCAGAGGTTTGGCATCGTGTTAATCCTGCACTCGGTGAAACAGTTGAGGTGTCGTTCTATGAAAAGGAATGTAGAAAAGCGAAGGGTCTACCGTCTTACGCAAACGCATTTCGAAGACTGTACTTAAACCAACCGACAGAACAGTTAGAGCGTTGGTTACCGATGGGTGCTTATGATGATTGCCAAGAACCATTTACGGAAAAAGAGCTAGAAGGAAAGCAATGCTTTGTTGGTCTTGACTTGTCTACGACAATCGACTTGACCGCACTTGTGTTAGTATTTCCAAGATCAACTGAAGAAGGCGGTGGATATGATGTTCTTCCCTTCTTCTTTGTGCCGAAGGATAATATGGCACGAAGGCAAAGAGATGATGGAGTACCATATTCAACTTGGTGTCAGGATGAGCACTTAATTGCCACGGAAGGCGATATAGTTGATTACACTTACATCCGTGATTTCGTTAATAAACTAGGTAAGCGTTACGATATTAGAGAGATAGCAATAGATAGGTGGAATGCAACACAGGTTGCAGTATGGTTAGAGCAAGATGGATTTAATGTTGCGTTCTTTGGTCAAGGTTATAGAAGCATGTCCGCACCCGCAAAAGAATTAGAAGCAAGTGTAATGGGTAAACGATTAAGGCACGGCAACCACCCTGTATTAAGATGGAACGCAAGTGTATGTGCACATGAGGAAGATTCAGCGGGTAACATTAAGCCATCAAAGAAACGAAGTAACGAACGGATTGACGGTATAGTGGCAACAATCATGGCAATCGGACGAGCCACCGCTTCTGCATCAGATGGAACAAGCGTGTACGAGGACAGGGGGCTGGAGAGTATTTAATGGGATTACTGAATTGGTTAAGTAAGACAGAAAAAGAAACAAGGGGACAACTCCGTGACCCTAATTGGTGGCTTTCAACATTTACTGGGAGTTCAACCGCAAGCGGAGTAACGGTAACGGCTGATACTGCTATGAGGCAACCCGCAGTATTCTCTTGCGTAAGAGTGATTAGCGAAGATGTTGCTTCCCTTCCAATAAAAGTTTACGGACGGAAATCTGATACAGAGCGTGAATCTATTTCTTCACATCCTGTTGCAAAGATGTTAGCGTTCGCACCGAATGGGGAGATGACACCGTTTACATTTAAGGAAACTATGACTGCCCATGTTTTGCTTTATGGAAATGCGTACGCTGAAATAGAACGCAATGGTGCAGGCGACCCGATTGCTCTGTGGATTCTCTTGCCAGAAAATATGAAGATTGAGATAGTGGACGGCACAGTTGTATACATTTATCAAAGTCCTCGTGGCTCCGCTAGATTTGCAAGTGAAAACATATTTCATATTAAAGGGCTAGGTCATGATGGCATTATTGGATATTCTCCGATTGCTTATGCTAGAGAAACTATTGGAATTAGTGCTTCGATGGAGAAATCAGGAAGTGCGTTCTTTGCAAACTCAAGCCGTCCATCTGGAATCCTGTCCCATCCTGCTAAACTTTCTGAAGATGCTGCGAAAAGATTGCGACAGGGTTGGGATGGAATGTACTCTGGAAATGTCAATGTTGGGAAGACTGCAATTCTCGAAGAAGGAATGAAGTGGGCACAACTTTCAATACCACATTCAGATGCACAGTGGCTTGAAGCAAGAGCATACGCATTACAAGACATCTGCCGTATCTATCGAATGCCACCGCACATGGTTGGCGACCTAAGCCACGCTACATTTAGCAACATAGAATCGCAACAGATTAGTTATATGCAACAGACCTTAATGCCTTGGCTTCGAAGGTGGGAGCAGGAGATCAACAAGAAACTAATTAACACCTCTGATAATTCTATCTATGCAGAATTTATGGCAGAAGAAATCTTGAGAGGCAATACGCCTGAAAGATTCAATGCATATAAAACTGCAAGGGAATCTGGTTGGTTGTCTGTTAATGAAATACGAAAGCGTGAAAATCTAAATCCAATTACAGGTGGGGATGTTTATATTCAGCCATTAAACTATGTTGATAGTGAATATGCCAATGAGGTTCAAGTGGACGATGGTGGCACTACATCTAGTCGTGCATGGTTAATGGATTCTGTAAGGCGTTGTGTTGCGATTATACGGAACACGCACCAGAGGAAGGCTGATAAAGCAAGCGAAGAAGATTGGAATGACTGGCTTCTTCAGCAGGATTATCAATTAAGGGATAAGGTTTCAGATATTTTAGAACCCGCTTGTATTGGGTTTGAGTTCAATCCGCAGTTAATTAGTCAAGAACTATTGATGACCTGCGATTCAGCCATTCACGATAGCAAGACACGAAAACAAAGTGTAGAGTCTTGTAATAATTGGGCAAAGAGTTTTGCTAACGATTCGAGTCTTGACATAGTAATTAAACGGAGTATTGAAAATGAGTGACGAAACAAGAGTATTGCCAGACGAAGAAGGCAACTGCCCCGACGGATACCACAAGATGCCTGCCGATGATGACCATGAAACAGAATGGTGCATGGAAGATGACGATATGGAATCCGATGCTGAAACATACAGCAATGAATTAGAAAAAGAAACTAGAATCAGCACTAGATTAGAATTGGAGTTGCGTGATGAAAGTACCGAAGCACCAAAGGTTGTTGGATATGCGGTAGTGTTCGACTCACTCTCAAACGACTTGGGTGGATTTCTTGAAAAGGTAGACCGTGGTGCATTTGCAGAATCATTAAAGAATAACGATGAAGTTCATGCTCTGTATAATCACGATGACGATAAGATTCTCGGAAGGCGAGGGGCAGGAACATTACGACTCTGGGAAGATGACTATGGACTTCGAATCGAAATAGACCCACCGAATACAACAGTAGGAAATGATGTCGTTGAGTTACTTCGAAGGGGCGACTTGGTTTCCATGTCATTTGGTTTCTACAATGTTACCGATAGTTGGGAGATGTCAGAAGGCAAGGATGTACGGACCATTAAATCTGCACGCCTATTCGATGTTAGCGTTGTAACGAATCCCGCTTATCAAGAAACAAGCGTGGGCGTAAGATGTGAACCCGCACTTCGTTCATTACAGGAAATAAAAGAAAAAGAGCTAGTAGATACTACGGACTTCGAAGCCGTTGGAGAACTAGTTGATCTTAGACTCCGTCTTCGAATTGCGGAGAAATCATGAGTCATAAAACCAAATTAAAATTAGTGGAACTCGGAACCTTTATGGCAATATCAGCAACCTCGGCAAGCATCGTTCTTGCTATCTGTATGTGGATTCATTGATGTTGTTCTGGTCTAGGGTTCTAGTAATTGAGCGTGGCAATATATTTCCCACAGCAATAGCAATAATTTATTTAATTGTTGTTACTATAAAATAATAGCCCATTGGCTAAAGT